CCGCCGAGGCCCTTGTCCACCAGCTCCTGCAGCGCGTCGAGCATCAGCTCGGCGTCCTTGGCGCGGTACACGTCCTCGCACAGGCTCTCCATGTCGCACAGTTTCGCGGCCGCGCCGTAGAGCCGCGCCGGGCAGGAGAGCAGGCTCACGCCCTTGATGCCCCACGCCCCGTCCGGCGTCTTGTAGGTTAGTCTCCGAAATTCAGCCATTGCTGGCACCTCCATCCTTTTGTTCGCCGTAGCTGCAAAAATCGTCCGGCTTCGGTGCGTCCTCTGGCGTGATCCGAACGACTTGGAACATTTGGCATCCATACCATTCTCCGCCATTGTTGTCCGCAAACCATTTGCAGTCTTTGCACCGCACCACCGGCGCAGAAGCATCTTCTGTTAGAGCAAGATAGGCGAGAGCAAGGGGCCGACTATGATGCAATAGTTCATCTTCGTCTATGTATTGTGCGATATGTTCGATGGTTGCAATAGCTTCTTGTTTCAAATCGACGTCGCCAAGATCATTTGTATAGTGTATTAGTTTTTCTCTAAGCCTCATTGTCCGCACCTCCGTCCATCTTGGCCCCGCAGTTGGGGCAGTAACCAAAATGGTTGATTACCTGTGCGTAGTATTCCTTGCCGCAATTCGAGCATTTCGCAAAGCCCTGCCGCCAATTACCGTTCTCGTCAAAACACGGCTCGAAGCACCCATGCACCACCGGCGCAGCATAGCCAGCCAACCGTGCCAATGCCCTTTCGCAGATCGGGCATAGGGACTCACGTTTATTTACTGCCGCAAACCACGACCCGCACGCTTTACAATCAGGCATCATTCTCCATCCTTTCCCGCAGCCGCTGGACCTTGTGTGCCCGCTGCTCCGCCACCGCGTCCTCGACCTCAAACTCGATTGCCATCTGGTCAAGCATGATCCCGACGTCGGCGATCTCTTCGGCGATGTTGGCGAGCGTGTCGCCGTCCACGCGCCCGCGCAGGAACTTGCACAGCACATCCTGCAGCTCGGCCATCTCCTCAAAGACCATCGTGATCTGCGCCTGCGCGCCGTAGCGCCTGAGCGCCGCGCAGAAGGTCTTGCGTTCCATGTCAGTCATCTTCCATCGCCTCCAATGATTTTTCTCCCTCCGGCGAGAGGGGAGTGATCTTTCCGTGCTCCACGAGGCCGCGGAACACGTCGTATCCCATGTAAAAGACGATACCGACGCTGCTCTGGTACTGGACGCAGGGCGCCACGTTCTTCATAACCCACGGTCGTTCAAAATGCTCCTGGCAGAGCATCGACCGCCCAGGCTCCAGCGGCAGGAGGAAGAGCCTGCCTTCCTTGTCGGCCTCGGCCAACTCGCGCAGGCGAGCATCGTCGTCCGTCTGGTGGAGCAGCTTGTCAAGCCGCTCAATGATATTGTCGGCGTGCTTGTTGATGGCGTATTCTGTTTCCGGCGATATTTCCCGCACACTCGCCAAATCGTTAATTTCCTCCGGTTCAAGCCCCGTGTCCAAATATTCCCGCAGCAGCGGGCAGTGCGCCGCCGTGACAGCCGTGCAAAACCCGCCGACCGCAGTACAGTTCCCGTTGTCCTCATGCCTAAAGCGGCAACGCAGGCAATTAACATTCCCCATCATTTCTCCACCTTCGGCGGTTCCGGCGACACCACCAGCCGACCGTCCTTGTCGGCCTCGGCCAGTACCCTTACTCGGCTAATGCCACCGCACTCTCTGACGATAGTGCAAAGGTCGTTCCAATCTTTAACCAGTGTGGACACTTCCACCGGTGTCTTGCCCGTGTCCTCGTATTGCATGAGCCTGCCACGCAGTTCTGCGTATGACCATGCTGCGGTATAAAGCAGGGCAAGCAAGCCTGTCGGCTCATCAGGACCGTCCAACAAAAGCTCACCCATCGCATAGTCTACGCCATCATCATCCATTGGGAAGTCCAAGTCCGGCAGCAAAATCTTTGCGGCTTTGCGGATAAAATCGTAGAGCCGGATGTCCGGGTAATCCGGGCCATCGCAAAGTCTTTGATGTAAAACAAATTCAGGGCGGCATCAAGGTTGTTGTCTGGGTAATTAGTTGTTAGTCTTTTCATTTACCTTTCCTCCTCCGGCCCTTCGGGCAGCGGCATCCAATAGGTGACTGCGACATCGTTTCTATCCCCAATGCCGATATGGACACTCCATTCCGCCCTTTTGGGAGCGCACCAGCCCATATAGACGCCCCATCTTTCGTGCCAATACGCGACAACGAGGACATCGCTACGATCTTCCGGCAGCCGCTCCTCCACCGGGATCCATCTCTGCCGCTCCTGCGCCACGGCGATCTCCTCGGCGTAGCGAGCGCAGCGGTCGGTCAGGCGCTCGATCAAATCCGCGCCGTCCAGTCCAACGCGGTCGACATCGCATGAATGCATCGTGTCGGCTCCGTATATGGGCCGTTCTTCTTCCGGGACTTCCTCTTCCTTCCAGTACGGACAATGCTCGCAGGCATTCTCTCCGCCTGCGGTGGAAATGCACCGCAGCGCCCTGACGATCTCTTCGTTTTTCATGTTCATCCTCCTATCGGTTCCGCTTTAAATTTTTTGCCCATGCCGGGCACCTTGACGTTGGGGTATCGCTCCTCACGCGGCACGAAGTCCTCCGGGTGGTCGCGGCAGATGTACCGGAGCCGCTGGTCGAGCTGCTCGAACCGCGCGTCGCTCTCCACGCCGTAGGCGAGGCACTCGTGAAAATACTCGCCGTGCTTCTCCGCGCGGTGGATGATGCGCATAATCCGGTCGTGACCAAAGCCTTCCTCGTTGAGGGCAAGGCACATCATGTCCACGTTGAACTGCTGCCCGACCAGCGCCCCGTAGTTGAGCAGCTGCCGCCGCAGCTCCGCCTGCTCCTTTGCGTAAGCGTTTTTCATGCGCCCTCCCCTCCGCGCCTGCACTCGGCAAGCGGCATCCAGCGGTCGCAGCGGCACTCGACGATGTCGTCGACCGTGGTCCCCGCGTCTGTCGAGATAAACGGGTACTCATCATCCGCGCCGCCGGCGCAGCGGGCCACAAGGTAGCTGCTGCCGCCGAGGCCGGTCTCGTAGCTGAGCACGACCAGCGCGCCCTCGGCCGGCCAGTGCGCCGCGTCGAGCGGCTGCCAGACCGGCGAGCAAAGGTCCACGCTGAACAAGGTGGGAGGCTTCGGCGCAGGATCGTCCGTCAGACCGCAGAGGTAGTCCATCGTCGTGCCGAGCGTCAGCGCCAGCTTGGGCAGCGAGCCCGCACCGGCAAGGCTGTTGTTTTCCCACGCGCTGTAGGTGCCGGGGTACTCGCCGATGCTCTCGGCAAACTCCCTGCGCGTCAAGCCGGTCGCTTCGCGCAGTGCCTTGACGCGCTCGCAGAATTTCGGGGTCATATTCTTGAGCCGTGGGTCGTCTGCTGCCGGATTTCGGGGCACGGCAGGCTCCGGCTCCTTCGGCGGCCGCTCGGCGACCACGAAGCGGCAGGCGGTAGAGCAGGTGTCGCGGTTAAGACATTCGCGGCAGCAGCCGGCACAGCGCCACTCGCCGTAGCGATAACGGTCAGCGTACATCCGCGCGGCGTTCGGGCAGAAGCCGCCGGTATCCGGGCACTTATGCTTGCAGCAGGTCCAGCAGGTCGAAAACTCGCGCACGTTGTTGATCGACCATGTGCGACAGTGGTCAATGACCCAATCCAGCAGCCTGTACTGCGTCTCGTCGTCCATGCGGGCGATCTCAAGCGCGGCGGCCTCGGGCAGCTCGCCCTTCTCCCACCGGGCGATGATGCCCGGCACCTTGAGGCCCTTTTTGATGACCTGCAAATTGCCGACCTTCGTCGCGTTGATCTGCATCTCCTTGGCGATCCAGTCGCGTAGCCCGACCGGGAACGCCTCGCCGGCCTTTTTGCGCCGGATGTAGCTCTCCTTGAGCTTCTCCGCCTCCTGCGCGAGCAGCGCGTTGGACTTCACGCGCTGACGGTTCGCCTCGATCACCGCGCACAGCTCCTGCTCCTCCGTCATCGCGGGAAGCACCCGGCAGAGCACGGTGGAGAACTGCTTCGCGACGGCCTCGTCCCGATTCGCCGCGAGCAGCCGCAGCGCCGCCATGCGGCTGTGTCCAGAGATCAGGCGATACTTGCCGTCCTCCGCCGGCACGACGGTCGGCGGCTCGAGCAATCCGTTGGCCTGGATGGACTCCATCAGCGCGACGAGCGCCTTGTTGTCGGGGCGCGGGTAGAAGTTGCGCGGGTTGTCGAGGATGTCACCGACCGGGATCTCGCGCGTCATGCCCGAATCGGGCAAATCCGCGCGGTCGGGCAGAGCCTCGGCAAATTTCGTGATGTCAAACTTCGCCATGACCAAGCTCCTCTCCGAGATATTCTGCCACCCAGCGGCGGTAGTCCTGCGTCGCCACGCTCCGCGGGCAGTAGTCGATCAACGGTTTTTTCTCAAACGTGGTCTCCACGACCTTATCCGTGCGCCGAATGACCTGCTCAAAGACCGGGATCCCGCGTTGGCGCAGCAAGGTCTCGCCCTCGCGCACGACCTCGCTGCTGTTCCGCATTGTGACGAGCACACCGGCAATCCGCACGTCGGGACGCGCACGACGCAGGCTGCGGATCTGAGCGCGCACGCTCTCGAGGCCGTCAAAGACAAAACCGTCGATCTTCGCGGGGACAATCACCTCGTCACAGGCAAACAGCGCGTTGACACTCGCCACGGTGTACCCAGGGGGACAATCGAGGATGCAGTAGTCCGCGCCGTTGTCATCCTCTGCCGCGCGGACGAAATCATACAGAACACGCGTGCGCCGCATACCCTCGTGCAGCGCGTTGCAGTCGATGTCATAAAGCTCCGAGGATGCGGGTACAAGCAGCATCGACGGCGAGAGCGTGATGGCGGAATCGCTCCAGAGCGGCTCCGCCATGCCAAGCAAAAGCGTTGCAACGTTGCTGTCCGAGTCGGGGTCGTAGCCCGGCTTGTAAAAGTTCGTCAGATTGCATTGTCCGTCGCAGTCGATCAGCAGCACGCGCTTTCCGTAGTCATGTACGAGGATCTCTGCGAGGTTGATGGCGGTGACGGTCTTGCCGACGCCGCCCTTGTTGTTCATGATCGCAATGGTTTTCATGTCGTTCTCCTGTTTCTCTCTCAAAATTTGAAGCCCTCGCGGACCTTGACGCCGTCGCCGAGGTCGGCTTCGACGAGGAACCAGCGGTGCGCGCGGTTGATGTACACGATGCGGCCGGGCAGCAGCCGCGGGAGCTCCCGATGTCCGGGGCCGATGGCCGCGCCGATGTCCGCCAAAATGGCGTGGGTATCTCCGATTCTTGGCATATCGTTTCTCTCTTTCTCTTGATTTTTTCAGAACGGCGCGTTCTTGTCCTCTGGCACTTCCTCAAGCGCCATCTGACCGGGCGCTTCGCCGTCCGTTTTCTCCTTCCGGCCCTTCTCGTCATCGCGGGTGTAGGGCGCGAAGGTCTGGTGCCTGCCGTCAAAGGCAAACACGCCCTTGCCGCGCCGGCCCTCCTTGCTCTTGGCGATCTGGATGACGCGGCATTTCTCCTGCGAGTAGTTCTGCTTGGGGTCGGGCCGGTAGATCATCACGATCAGGTCCGCGTCCTGCTCGAACTGGCCCGTCTCCTTGAGGTCGTGCATATCCGGCGCGCGCCATGCCCCGCGCTCGGGGCGGCTGAGCTGCGCCAGTTCCACCACCAGCACGCCGCGGCTCTGGGCAAAGG